AAAAAAATGTTGCCTACACGAAAACGAAAAGGAGCGCCTGTGCGCTCGGTCATCCCTTACACGATGCCCGTACTCCATACGGGTAAACTCTGGTACGTGGACTTCCGCGCCATCGACCCCGTGGATGGAACCATGAAGCGGAAGAAGTACATGCTCACCTCCATCCCGAAGTTATCGGACCGCCGTAAGCGGGCGGCTGAACTCATCGCCAACCTGTGCACCCGGCTCTCCAACGGCTGGTCGCCCTGGGTGGACGCTTCGTCTGAGCGGCAGTATACCTTGTATAATGATATTCTCGATTTGTATATTAAATATCTCTCGAAGCTGCACGCCTCGGGCGTCATGAAGCAAAAGACCCTTTACGATTACCAGTCCCGGTTGAAGGTGCTGCGCGAATACAACGATGCGCGGGCCCATCCCATCCGCATGATCTACGAGTTTGACCAGGGGTATGTGAGTGACTTCCTCGATTATGTGCTGCTGGATAGGGATTCATCCGCCCGCACGCGCAACAACTATCGCACCTGGGCCTCTGCCTTCTGCTCCTGGTTGATGGAGAAGAAGTTCATCGAGGTGAACCCGGTGGAGCACATCCGCACGCTGGCCGAAGAGAGCAAGTTCCGCTCGGCGCTCACGCCCGACCACTTGAAGAAGCTGCAGGCCTATCTGAAGGAAGTGAACCCTCATTACCTCTTGGCCTGCATGATGGAATACTACACGTTTATCCGGCCGGATGAGTTGAGCCACATCCGACTGCAGGATATCCACATTGCGGAACAAAAGGTGTTTGTGAGCAGCACTATCTCGAAGAACCGCCGGGACGGCATGGTCGGTCTGAATGACCGCCTGCTTCGCTTGATGCTCGAACTGGGCGTGTTCGGCTGGCCGAATCACTACTACCTCTTTGGAAAGGGCTTTCGCCCCAGTGAAAAGAAGGCGGACTCCCGCATCTTCAGGGATGAGTTTGTGAAGGTGCGGCTGGCGCTGCACTTCCCCGACAACTATCAGTTCTACTCCCTGAAGGATTCGGGCATACGTGATTTGGCCAACTCAGAGGGCATAGTGGTTGCACGTGACCAGGCACGCCACTCCGATATCAGTACGACTAACCGTTACCTGAAAGGAGATGGCCTGTCTGTTCACGATGAAACCAAGCACTTTGAGGGGCTTCTGTAGCGACTTGCAAATGACCTTTTACAGGTCACCCGTTCTTTTTACAAGTCACTTGTTATTTTGCGAAGTTGCTCCACCAGTTTGTCGAGGGTCTCTTGATCGATATTGTTGATGGCTTGATCGCCCACTTCGATATCATATTGGTTGCGCTGGCGCTTGCCGTCTACATAGACGGTCTGTACGGTGATGGTGATCATTTCAGGCCTCCTTTCTTGCAAAGGTCGATACTCCAGGCTACCCATGCCACTCGTACGAGGGCCGACAGGATGGAGCCGATGCCGAATAAGGAGCAGAATGCGATGATGGCATTCACGAGCAGGACGCTCTGGCGGTTTGTCAGTTTGGCCTCGAAGAGGTTTGACATGGTTTTGTTCTCACGGTTGAGCCATGCATTGATGGCGGCTTCTGCCTTGGCAGATGTTAAAGCTGTTGCTTTCATTTTAATTGAGTGTTTGGCATTCCGGCATTCTATTCGGACAAAAGAGAAACGGCCGTCGTATCCCTATGTCGCCAAACACTCAATGTATTATCGCCGGAGCAATATCACATTAGGGATAGACAGCCGTTTATCTTAACCATTGGTATGGATATACGTCTATTATGTTAATGGGCATAAAAAAAGCCCATCCTAAAATGAGCAATTAACCGATGCTCTACGGCGATAATCTTATCGAGTGATTTGGCACTACAAATGTAAGGACTTTTTTTGTAACCACCAAACAAATTAAAATAAAAATATCTCCATCCAATAAAAATTATTTTCTCTTGATGGCCATACCTGTGATTCGAGCGATATTTCTATCCTTGATTCTGTCGTAATTGATCTTGAAGTTCACGATACCATCGGCGCCTTTCTCTTTAAGTTCGCGGTTCAGTTCGCCGAACATCTCCTCCAGACTGGCCGGGTAATAGTCAAATTTGCTTTTAGTCCAACTATCCACCAGATAAGTGGTGTAGATACCATCGCCTTTATCAATGGCGGTCACGTGCTTGTCTTTGTTTCTCGGTTCATATCCGCTTGAACTCTCCACGCTGATGGAGCCAACCGCTTCATAGTCGAAGCTCACGGAATTCGATTCGGTGACGAAGATGCCCTGCTCGGTCAACCAGGAGTAATCCACCATTCTGATTTTGGTGTAGGGCTTTGGCAAGTTGATAGTGGTACAACTGCTCATCAATACTACGATTGATGCTAAGAGTAATCCTTTTTTCATTTCTTTAGATTGTTTATCGGCTACCTCAAAAGAACAAAAGAAAATGGCCGCCATTGTCTCTGTTCGCTACAACATTCCCCGTTATGGAGACGAGACAACAGCAGCCACTCCTTTAGTAATATACTAACTGGAACTTCTACCATTTTATAACCCTTCGTATGGCCGAATTTAATCCATGAGCACAGGGGATATGTTGTAGCGGCACAAAGGTACGGATAAATCTTGGATTTGCAAGGGTAGGGGGATAAAAAAAGAAAGGGTTCGCTTCACAGCGCCCCCAATCTTGTAGTCAAATCAATTTTAAAAATTCGATGCAAATATACTTAATTAATTTTATATATCATATCCTTATCCAATAAAAAAGAGAATTATTCTGTGGATTCTTCTTTGACCATATAGAATTCACCCTCACAAACCTTATCCTTGCCGTTGGGTCGGATGGTATACTTCAACTGGTTGCAGTAATACTCCTGGTTGTTGATGACGAAGATTGTTTTTGGATCGAGAATTTTATCGGTCACGAAGGAGATGGTATACTTCACCGTGGTGTTTACCTTCTTGTTCTTGCTGTAGAACCGGGCGTATAAGCCGTTCTCGCCGGCGAGGGCTAAGGTCAGTTCGGGGTTGAAATGGGTGTATGATCTACTAGGGACGCCTTTAGTGCTGCCGTCCTTTAAGGTATAGCCCTCTTGGTATCCCACGCTATCAATCCACGACTGCACACAGTATTTGCTGGCTACCGCTTGCCCGTTTCTATCCCAACACGGTTGTATGCCCGCATTGATGCCAATACGGAAAAATTCCGGTGTCTCTTCCTCTTCGAGGCCGTTCTCCAGCGCATCGAGTAGCCCCTGTTCCTCGTCATCATCGCTCGTGGTGTCCACGTCTGAACTGTCATCCATGACGCTACCGCCATATTCATCTATATTGCCCACTGCGCTCGGCGTAGCCGGGACAAATCCCAATTCTACTTTATCTGTATCTTCGTCTTCCTCATCCACGATGTCCGCAAAGCGATTGAATACTCTTTCGTATCTGCCCTCTGCTCCTTTAAAGGTTGTTGTGTCCTTTTCGGGCACATATTCGATGGAATCACCCGCCACTTTGTGGATATAGAAATCATCGTAGTAGTCATCGCTGAAGGACTTGCTCACCAATGTTGAGAAATCATCCCAGGTAAGCACTTCACATTTCGCCACTATCTCTTTATCGACCCTTTTGAATTTATCCGAGAGATTGCTGGAATACGCCACATTGGTATAGTTCATGTTCACAGTGTCCTCGTTGTCGTACTCCTTTTTGAAGGTCTCTAATACCTTATTTATATAGGTCTTGGGCTTGTTCTCGTAAAACGTGTTGATTTGGTAGATGCTCACCTCCTTCTTGATGGAATCGGCGATCAACACACAGTTGAAGAACTTCTCACATTCTTCGATGAAATCCTGCCTTGTCATGTCGGGCGCCATCTTCTGGAAGGGTTCGCCCTCAAAACTGTGCACGAAGAAAATGCGGTTGAACAAATCCACCTGCGTGAGTTGGTTGTAAGCCACCTTATACCCTAAACTCTCCACCACCTTCTGCAGAATATACAACACATAGGGCTGCGGGTTCACGGTGGAATCGCTGCTCATGGCCTGCGTGCCGTATGTGGAGGGCGGAAAATAATTGTACTCGGTTCGTGTGTAACCCTTTTTAAGTTTGTATCGCCTGCTGCTCGCCGGGCAGATTGCCACGGGGCTCTCCGGATAGTATTTCTCGATGCAGGCGTTCGCCTGTTCGCGGGTCATGGTGACCTCGCCGAGGTCGAAGTCGCGGATGCTCTCCTCATCGCCCAACAGATAGTTGATATCTGAGTTGTCCGCCACAATCTGAATGTCGGCCTTGTCCTCGTCCATGCTCAGGACTATCTCTGTGCCCTCGATGACCTTCACGCCGTCACAAATCAGGAGGGCGCTTCGGTTCTCCGGACGCTTGGTCACGTCCATACGGTTCAGGTTTTGGTAGACCTTGCGGTTGGAAGGATCCTTCAGGTCGATCTCTATCTCGAAGGTGTAATCGCCGTTCTTGGTGAAGAATGGATTGCAGCGGTAAAGCTCCAGCTCCATGTCGCTGGGCAGGTTCACCTCTTTGTTGTCTATGAATAAACGTGTCATCTGGATGCGTTACTTTTTAATGTTTTGTTCAGTTGCTGGGCCTCGTTGATACCGTATTTGCCGCTCACCCTGGTGTACGCGAATATCGGCTCATCCAACTTCTTCTTCATCTCGGAAATCGTTTTGCGGCATTCGGCAAGGACGCTTACCAGTTCGGGGTCGGTGGTCTGCACCACATTCACGGAGGCTTGGCTGGTGCCCTGCTGCGTGGGCAGTACGCGCGAGATATCGGCGGCTGTCAGGCTGCTCACGGTGTTCTGGCGCTGCGCCATGTTGATCAGGTCGAGGACCGGGCGGACCTGCGGGTTGGAAACGGCGAAGCGGTTCGCCACAAACTCGTTGGAGTGGACGATGCCTTGCGGCTGGTCCCATTCCCCGCTGGCGGTGTAACCGCCCGTGTAGAAGTTCTTCTTGACCAAACCCTTCACCACGGCAAAGGATGCCGCCAGGGCGGCGTTTTGGGCTGCAGCCTTGGCAATACCGATAAAAGAGAGTGGGGCGCTGGCCGCTGCATTCTTCATCGTAATCTCTGCCATACTCATCTGCAGCGTTTTCTCCAGGGCGTCGAGGGCTAAAAGCAGCGTTTCTCTTGTGAAGCTTTTGAAGGTTAGCTCGCCCTCAGCGGCCATTTCGCCCAGGCTCTCGGCATATTCTGTGGCCATAGACTCCAGACTTTTGGCATAGTCCTCTTGCTTTTTCTTATCCTCTTCCTCCTTGGACTGCTTCTTTTCAAAACTCTTTTCGAGGTCGCTGACTTCTTCTTGGTGGATTTTATTCAGGAAGTTCTTGCGCTGCTCTTCGGATAGCTGCTCATCCTCGGACATTGACTTCAGGTAATTCGCCTTTAACTGTTTCACGCTCTCGTTGTACTCGGCCAGTGAAATCAAGCCGTCCACATATTTGCGCATCTGGTTCTCGTTCTCCAGCTGGTACTGCTTCTCCTGCTCGCTCAGATAGGTGGCCTGCTCCTTCTTCTTGTTCTCTTCGGCCGTCTTGCGCTCGTTAGCGTCCTCCTTTTCACACTCCTGGCGGAACTTCAGTTTGGCCTGCATGATTTTCTCCTGAATCTCGGCCCGCTTGTCCGCCTCCAGTCCGGCGATGCCCAACTGGCGCTCGAGGTGTTGCTGTTCCAGGTCCTCGGCGAATCGGTTGTATTCCTCGCTGGTCATCAGAGAATCATTCAAATATTGCTCCTGCAGTTCTTTCAATTCTTCGTAGTACTTAGCCTTCTCGGCCTTCAGTTCGGCCTGGATCCGTTTATTGCGCTGCTTGTCGCTTTCGGACTCGCCGCCTTCCTCCTCATCCTCGTCACCGATATTAATCACCGGAGAATTGCCACTGCTGCCCCCGCTGTTATCCTCCACTTTAACCTCCGGCCTTTTGATGATCAGGGAACTAAACTTGTCGTTAATTTCTTTAATTTTATCATATTCTTCGGATGATGCCTCGATATATTCTTTTAGAGGCTTATCAAGTTCAAGCATATCACCCAATTCAACATGGTATTCATCCATTAATTTGCTCGTCAAATTCTTTTTTATATTCTCTTTTGACGTGCCTTTCTCCAATTCTTCGGCCACATAAGTGATGGTATTCACGCGTATATCTTCCACGGTCTTAGCCGACAGACTTTTACCCAATACCTTTGTGTATTTGCTCATTCCCTCGGCCTTATCGTCCACGTATTCATTCCGAACCTCTTCGCTCGCATCGTCCAATTTTTGTTGGGCTATTTTGCTCTGGATAGCTGCAGCCGCCTTTTTGTAGGCTAGTGTCAGTTCCTCCACGGTGGATTTCTCTGTCAGCAGATGATTGATGTATGTGCCGTATTTCTTGTTGAATTCTTCGATGAGGTTTTTGCGTTCCTGCGTGCCCTCATTGGCCTTTTTGATTTTGGAAACCAACTTTTGTAGTTCGTCCTGCTCCTTCTGGTTCAACTTATTGAACTCCTTCATCTCTTTGTTAGCCTCTTTTTGCCGATTGACCAACGTATATATAGCTAACGCTGCTGCTGATACGGCACTTGCCCAGAATGTTATAGGGTTCGTACTCAAAGCTCCCCAGAACGCTTTAAGCGCCACCACACCTTCTTTGATACGCCCTGTTAATATTAGAGTAACTCCGGCGTAAAGCTGTGTGCCTGCGGTCAGCAATTTCTGTCGTGCGGTTGTCATCACCATAACATCCGCATATTTTGTCGTAAGTTTGGTGGCCATATCCGTCTGGTTGGATGATGCCAGCAGCGCGGCACGGTACATCACGTGCATCTGCGTCCCCAACTTTATCACTGCCGCTTTTGCTTTGAGGATTGCACTGTAGGCGGTGGCAGTTTGCGTGGCAACCACGAGCGCTGCTGTGGTGACAAGGACGCCCTCTTTATGCTTGTAGACATAGTCCAGTAAGGTCGTCAGTAAGCCGATGAACTTGCTGGTCAGGTGTAGGCCGTTCTGCGTGATGGGGATTAATTTCTCACCCAACTCTACGGCGAGGTCGTTGAACCGTTTTTGCGCTTTCTCCAGCCCGCCCTGCACGGTGTTGTTCTGTACATTGAATTCATCGATGATACTTGTGCCTTCCTGGTATGCCTGGTTGGCCAGTTCCTGCCTCTGGCGGATTTCGTCCGCCTTGCCTGCCATGACGGAGAGCACGGTGGACACTCCGGCGCCTTCTGTCTTCAGGTCACCGAAGATGGGGGCAAGGTCGGCCAGACCGCCCTTCTTGCTCAGGCCCTCGGCAAACTGCAGCACTGCCTCGTTGGCATCTGTCTTCAGCAATTCGGTGAATTTCTCCAGGTCGATGCCCGCCGCGTTGGCGAACAAACTGGTTTTGGTGAACATCTTCATCAAGATCTTTTGGTAGGCAGTGGCCGATGTCTCATCCTGGAGCATGTTCTCGTCCATCGAGGCGGCGAAGCCGATGATATCGGCCTGCGAGATTTTGGCTTGGTTGGCCACTGCGGCCACTCGTGCGGTGAAGTCCACGAGGAAACCTTCAGCCGCCGAACAGTTCTGGGCCACTTCGTTGACGGCCGAACCAGTCGCCAGCATGGCGCCACGGAGGCCCATCCTCTTATCCTCGCCAAACATCATGGCAAGTTTACCGATGTTCTTAACAGCATCGGCTCCCAGTTCATCACCCAACGAAACATTGATTTTGTCGGCCGCGTCCACGAACTCCAGCACGGCCTCTTTGGTCTGAATGCCCAATCGTCCGGCATCGCCCGCCAGGGCGTTCAGTTGCTCTCTCGAAGTACGGGTGTCCATCGCTTTAAAGGCTTCGTTCAGGTCTTTCACCTGTTCGGTGGTCATGCCCGTGTATTTGGTCGCCTGTGCCATTGCTTCCTCCATCGAGGCGTAGGCTTTGACGTTGTTGCTCATGAAGGAATTTACGGCGCTTGAAATATCTCCTGCTACTGACCATGCAGCCCAAAACTGATCAATCTTATTGGCGATGTCTTCTATTATACTTGTTTCCGGAACTGTCATTTCTTCTTTGAGAATCTGAAGTTGCTTTTTAGCCTTAGCCGCTGCTTCCGCATATTGCTCCCACTCTTTGCTGCCCCTGATTACTCTGCCCGAATTTAAATCCTTATTGATTTCTTTAAGCGCTCTTTGAAGTTCTTTAGGAGTATAAGAGTCGATATTGGCAATCATGTAATTCATGTTGCGCATTGTTGTTTGTATATCTTTTATCTGCTTCTCGGTCTCCTTTAGCTCTTTGTTTAATGCCGCCGCTTTGACAGGATCGCTTGTCTTGCTTAATTCCAATTTGAGCGCATTGGCTCTATCGGTTAGTTCAAGTAATGTCCGATGAGCCTGCTCACCGTTCATGGTCACCTTGACTTGTGCTTCTTCGATTAATAATCCCATATTCTTTACTTTTTCTCAAATATAGATTAATCGGAGAAGTAGCTAAAAGACAAACCGCTAAATCCAGCGTTTTCTGCGCCAACTCCTATAACCTGGCTTTCTGTGATTCCTACGGTCTGACATTACTGACAATACACAAAATATAACAAGTATAATTCCTAACATAGTCCTTAATTTTATTGGTTATGCTGCAAATATAAGACATCCATCCAATAAAAACAAGAAAAAGTAAAGAATTTTGCGCTACCAGCCCATAATGTTGTAATGGATGCCCACTCCCACGTATGGCCCGCCCAAACCGTAGCCTGCCCCGATGCCGAGCGCCCAGCGCTGCCGTTTGGGTATTGTCCTCGTGACGGTGCGTTGGATGACGGTGATGCTGTCCAGGTTGGCGCTGTAGCCGCTCACCCAGGCATGATAAGTGTTGGTGATGTACTCCTTCTGTTCGATGGGGATATAGACCGTGTCGCGCACGGTATCTGCAGGGATTCTCTCGTACCGGATGATGCGCTGCACCTGCGGCACGGGCAACGTGTCGTGAACTTCCACCAAAAGAGTGTCGCGCCGGGATGCGACCTTCCGCCCTTTGTGGGCGGTCAATCCTATCCCGACGGCCACACCTAATATAAACGTGAATATAATAGATATAAGAAGAGCCTTCATATTATACCAATTCATAGCCTGCCTCCACATCTTCAAGGTTTGCCTCGATGCCGTTCTCGTGTTTGCTGATGGCAGCGGCCAACTGCACCAATGCGGCCTTGTCGTCTAGACTCACCGGGTAACTTTCCGGTACCTGCATATCCTGGCACACCGCCCGGATGTAGGCCGCGGTATCGTTCTCTTCAGGGGGCGCCCAACGGGTGATCATATCTTTCACCGTGATGCAACCGTGCAGGATGCGGTAGGTGCGCAACGTCTTGATGAGCGCCCGGTAGCCGTAGGCCATGCTGCGGAAGGTGAAGAACTCTTTATCCGGCTGCTTGTCGGCCAGGCCCACCCAGGCCTGTTTGCTCTTGCGGATGTTGCCGGGGTTGCAGTTGCGCAGCCCTCGCGGCAGGTTATTCTTGACTGCTGTCATGTTTGGTAGATTTTACTCGGTCCATAAATTTATCCACACGGGCATTGGCGTAAATGCTGATGCCGAAGATAGATCCGGCATAGATCAGCGTCTGGGCGAAGTACCACAATACGCTGTCATGAATCTCGCCCTTGGGCGGAACCATGAATCCGGCTACGGAGAGTGCCACCCCGCTGGCCAGCATGGCGATGGCCGTGTAGACCTGAATATTTTCTTTAACGATTGATTTCATTTGTTTTTGTTTCAAAGATATAGCGCCCTTCGTTAAACAAAAAAGACCGTCCCGCGCTTCGCAGCGGAGGACGGAGAACTATTTGATAGTGAGTTGCATTTAAGAGAAACCCTTTCAGCAAAGGAAATCCTGAATTGTCATTATCTGATTAGCATTCCAATCGTTACTCTCGAGCAGTTTGCCGAAGGCTTCCTCGCTCAGGCTCTCCACCTGCAGCTCGTGTTCCTTCTCGGCTTCATCCTTCACACATTCCATGATGCGCTGGTTGTAGTAATTGAGGTATTTGTTGATCTCGGTGCGTTCCTCGATGGTGAGGGTAGTCTTCTCGCCCTCGCGCTGCCACTGCTGGGCCTTCTCCACAATATCATCGTGGCCCTCGCCCTTCAGTCGCTCCTGGGCATCCTTCTGGAAGTCCTCGAAGTCTGTGACGATGGGTTTCATGGCGCGGATGGCGCGGATCACCTTGAACTTGTCGCTGTTCTCCATCTTGGAGAGCTTGGCGTTGTACAACACCTGATAGGCGCTGTTGATTTCTACTGTTTTCATATTCTGTAATTATGGGATTATTCGATTACGTAATTGGGTTGGCTGGCGCGGACCTCTGTCATGAACTCTTTCACCGCTAAAGTGATGTCGCACTCCTGGCCGTCGGCGTTCATGAAGTTCATGGAGAAGTTGGTGGCATCGTAGGATGAGAAGCCGGCCACATTCTGGCCGTTGGCCGTACTGGTCACATTGCCCTCGAAGATGGAGGTCACCATGCCGTTACTATATGATACATTGGCGCTGACGTTGTACAGTTCGGCGCTCGCGCTCACCGTGATGGTGGCTGAATTGATGGATGTAAATTCGAGTTTCATTTTATACGCATTTAATTTGTCTGCAAAATTAGGTAATTACCGAAAAGTGTAAAAGACGGTTTATCGGCTGGCAAAGTAGCCGCGTGTGCTGTTCCAGAACTTGCCCACGTTGGTGGACTTGTAGTATAGCACGGTGATGTTGAAGTCTTGGACCAACGTGCCGTTGTAGTAAAGTCCTGCCTGGTCCATCTCGCCGTACTGCGTGCCTTCGGTGGCGGTGTAGGAGTAACTGTTCGCTCCGTCATAGAATACGTTGCTCATGCAGAAATAGAAGGTGTATTCCGCACCGGCGGCGATGGTGACGCTGCCCGTAACCTGCGCTTGGCTGGCGTTGAAGGCGCTATAGTTGAGCTGGGCATAGGTCTTGCCGGACTTCGCCCACGCATACCATCGGAACGTGAGTTTGGTCAGGTCCACGGTTATCGTCTTGCTGGTGTTGTTCTTGACCGCCATTTTGAGGGTGTATTGCCCGGACGTAACCAGGTAGGTGTTCTCGCCTTCGCCCACGTTGGTAAACGATTCCCAAAAGGTGCTGGTGATGTTGTAGGCAAAGCCCATCGAGGAATCGTAGAGGTAGTAGGTAAGGCCCGCAAAGGGATTGGTGGTGTAGTCTGTCGGGTCGGAGGCTGTGCTGCTGGTGAACGTCATCGGGTTGGGTGCCTCGGTGTCGTTGGGCAGGAACACGGCATACTTGCTCGTGGGGTGGTAGGCGAAGAAGTAGACCTTGTGCGTGGCGTTGCTGGAGTAGGTCTTAGTGCCGATGGCAAACTGGTCGATGTCGTTCTCGAAGCTGCCTATCTGTATGACTTCCTCCACCACTCCGCTGCTGACGATGGCGGCATAGCAGTAACACCCCGTGAAGAAGGTGTTGAGTATGGATGTGATGTCCACGGAGGTGGTGGTGGTTTCGCGGTAGCAAGCCACTTGGGCCTGCTGACCGTTGTATACTTTTTCCTTGACCCAGTAGGTGAGCGGCATGGTGACGCTGTGGTCGTAGCCCTCGAAGTCCAACTGGCGGCAGTAGGATGATTCGGGGCCGGTGTAGGTCCATCCCTCGCCGTTGTTGGCCAGTGCGTCCATGATAGTGACAAGGACGGTGGGGCTGCTGATGTCGAAGGTACCGGAATAGGTGGGGATAACCAGGCCGCAAATATTGTAGCAGTTGAGGGTGTAACTGCCTGCGGTCATCGTGGTCTTGGTCATGTTGCCGTAGTATCCGGGGACTGTGATGGCGGATCCGGTGACGGGATTGTTGACGGTGATGTTGTCCGTAGCGATGCGGACGTCCATTTTGTCGATGATCACGGGTTTGAATCGGCTCCACTTCTTGATCTGTCCGTGGTTGCTGTTCCTGCAGAGGTATTTCAGTTGTAACACGGATACCCCCAGGACCGCGCTGATGTCGGTCATGGATACGGGGGCGCTGATGGTGATGCTTGTATGGCTCATATCGTTATACGTTTTTAAGTTTTGATATTTCTTGTTTTAATTGCTCGTTTTCTTGCTCGAGGACAAGGATGCGTTGCTCGATGCGGTCGATGCGGCGCGAGGCTTGCACGGCGAGGATGGTGGCGAGGACGGGGTAGTTCAGGGTCAAGAAGTCCGTGCCGGTGACTATCTCGGGGAGGATTTCCTGCCAGTACTGGGCCGATGTGCCGATGTGGATTTTGTCGTCGTCGCGGTCGGTCCAGCGGAACTTGAAGATGGGGGCGGCGCTGATTTTCTCGGGGGCGATTTCGGGGAGGTATTCTGTTACTGACTTGTGGCGGATGTCGGAGCCGGCGGTGACTTCGCCGGTGGATAACGTGTCGCCAGCAACATGAAGAGCAACTGTAGGTTCTGTTGTAAGGATGCCTACTCGTTTGGTTGCTGTCACATTCAATACATCGTCAGCACTATGGAGTCCGATAGATGCATAATTGCTTGTTGAACCTTTGCCTCCTTTGTTGACGAAATATAGATATGCTCTATTATAAGAACTCCCTTCGAGGCCTAAATTAATACCAGTTCTATATCCGATGGTTGTATTGTTTGGAGCATAGAAATCTGCGACTTCATTCCAACTTGCTACACTCGTAGTTTTTACAATTAAAGCTGCATAAGTAGAAGCACTTATTGTGACGACTCCATTGACTGTACCACCAGATAAAGGCAGCGCATAGCTGGAGTAGTTGGTTGAGTCGAGTAGTGTCGCCCAACTTTTCCAAGTACCTGACAGTTGACATCTGTACTGCATGAATTGAAGGTTGGATGCACTGTTTTCACCAATCGCTATTTCAGAATCCCATCCACCGCTATTGTCCCATGCCAAATGAATGATATGAGCATCACCCAGAGTTGGTTTGCTTGTTGTACAACTTGACGTTGCTAAGAATGTACGCAGTTTGCCATCGCTGAATTGCACATCCATTGAAGTAGGTCGAGAACTATAATAGTTGGCTAATGCGTTCGGAGAATAACTATTATAGTTGCCGCTGTCGAGAATCGTGCGTGTTGTACCCCAAGTACCGTTTGCGTGCTGGTTCCATGTAAGACTACCCGTGGTGGATGTGAGAAGTGCTTTGATGTACATACCGTAGCTTGAACCGTCTCCATATCCATTACGGTGGCGGACACTTATCACATTATACCAAGTAGATTCTGTATACATCGTACCGATGAATGTCTTATAAGTGCTAAGGCTCGCGATTGAAGACAATGCAGGATTTCCAGTATCACCCAATGCACCAGCACCGGGAACAGTCACATAAGTGGAATTTACAGATTGTGTGGATTTTGCGATTGGAATATGCACGTCACTTTGTGCTGTGATAAGGCCTGAAACAGTCAGTGTTGACCCCAGAGTAGTCGCACCACTTACTCCGAGCGTCCCCGTTACGTGAAGTTGATACGCAGGTGATGTTTCATTGATACCTACCTTGCCTCCGGTGAACACGTGTGGATATGATGTACCGCCCGTTCTGTACCACAAGCCAAAGTAACTTGACAGTGTGATTCTCTTGTAAGTTGTGTCAGTAGTGCTGAACGTAAGGCCGTACCATGCTCTACTGTCTGAGGTGTCTGTAGTATTGGTGGTAATCATAGCAGCGTTATTCATTGTTATGTTGCCTACTCCAGTCATTGAGCCACTTACGTTGGCTGAACCATCAAAGGATTGGCCCCAAAGGGTGCGGGCTGTGGCCAACTTGGTGGCGGTGGATGCGTTTCCGCTTAATGCACCCGTGAAGGTGGTGGCGGTGATGGTTGTGCCCGTTAGTGCTCCGGTCAGCGTACCTCCGGAGAGTGGGAGATACGAGTGAGTGTGATTCGTGGTGGTAGTGATTGACAAGTTCCCGCTACCATCGAAGGAGCCGCTTCCTGTGACGCTACCTGTGAGAGCGATGGTGCGTGCAGTCGCTAATTTGGTCGCTGTGGCCGCATTCCCATTCACACTATTATGGATTGTGAGATAGCCAAGTATCTGATACGTAGACAGTGAAGGCGCAGTAGGCGCGGTGTTTTGGCTGACATTATAGAGTGTGCCATACATAGACTTCCTTTCACTACCCACTCGATCAGTGACCGATAAAACCTTGATGTTATAAACACCATATTGGTATGCAACATTCGCCCATAATTCCACCTTGCCTGTAGTGTCGTCATAATACATTCTAAAATCGGAGATGTTCAGATTACCAGCCAAGCAATAGAACTGTCTATAAACATTATAAGACGGAGTGTCTGATGTCTGATTGTTTGCACCTTGTTGTCTACATCTTATCATCACGATGCCCCACTTCTCCATATATGCTGAATGGATGTAGAATGTGATGTCAGCATCGTTATATTGTTGGCTGTTGAATGTGCAGTCCCAGAACTTACACCAGTAGTTGCTCAGTCCGCTACCACCAAGATGCACATAGTATGACTTTATGATTTCAACTAAATGCCAACTGTCTACTGTATCTGCATTGGTCGCATAAGCCGGGGTGAGCGTTCTGTTTTGTCCGGCTATCGTTATCGAGATATTGTTTCCCGAATTGGCGAGAGCAGAGAAGAGCGAGCTGGCGGTGACGGCTGTGGCTGTGCCTCCGTTGAGATAGATGGGGAGGGAGGCGCTGCCTACTGTGGCTGTGCCGAGTTTTGTGGCAGTGGTGGCGGTTGCCGCATTACCCGTGATACTTGCTGACGAGGTGATATAGCCGCTATCGTTGGTGAGAGCGCTTACCTTGGTGGGGATATCCGACGTGTATGCCACTGTTCCCCATGACGACCAACTATCTGTATTGTCACGGAGTGAGCGGTAGTAGATACGACCGAGAGAGGCGCTGCCTTGCCATCCGAGCAGGAGTTCACCACCACCTCCGCCTTGGACGGTGATTACGTTACCGTATGTGGAGGGATAGCCGTTGTTGTAGACCCCGTAGAGATAGAGGCCTGAGCCGTGCTTGGTGGTTCCACTAATGGCGGTGAGTGTACCGGAATAGGTGATATACGAGTGGGTGTGATTCGTGGTGGTGGTGATTGACAAGTTACCACTGCCATCGAAGGAGCCACTTCCTGTTACGCTGCCCGTGAGAGCGATGGTTCTCGCCGTTGCCAACTTGGTGGCTGTGGATGCGTTGCCGCTTAATGCGCCCGTGAAGGTGGTGGCGGTGATGGTTGTGCCCGTTAGCGCTCCGGTCAGCGTGCCTCCTGATAGGGGGAGATACGAGTGAGTGTGACTGGCTGCGGCATAGGCGGTGCTGGCGGTGTAGGCGGCTGTGCCGAGGCCTTTGACCGCTACATTGGCTGTTGTGCCGTTGGTGTTTACAGAGATTGTTCCATTGGATGTGCCCGTGGCTATACTTCGCACACCTGCATTGGAGAACGTGGTGCCGCTTAATGAAAGGCCCGTACCTGCTGAATACGTGGTGTTGACGTAAGAGGTTATATAGCCTTGGCTTGCGACCCATGACCGGGTGGCATAGTCGCCCTCGATGGTGGTGAGGCGAGTGTGGAGGTCGTAACCTAAGAGGGCAGAGAGGACGTAGCCGGACTTGGCGGTGGTGTAGTCGCTCCAGGCATCGAGGCGGTCGTAGGAGATTCCTGCCGTGCCTCCGGTTGTGCCGCTGTCGGCGGTGGAGCCTCCGGCGGTGACTTCCCCCTCGGAATAGAAGTTCGTATCGACTTTCAGGGATTGAGTATCCTCGTCCCATGAGAGAGTAGCGGAGCCGATTTTAAGCGTGCTGGCGAAGGTGGCCGCACCGCTGGCATAGAGAGTTCCGGCGACTTGGAGTTTATACGTGGGGGAGACACATCCGATACCGAGATTTCCGCCTGTGGTGAGCTGCATCCCGTTGGTGGAGGTGGCGCTTCCTTTATAGCGGAACTGGAGGGCGTTGGAACTGTCGGCGGTGGAGGTGGCGATATCCCAATAGTAGGTGCTGCCACTCTGCAGGCGGATGTAGGTCCATCCTGATGATACGTAGCCGTAGAGGGCTTGGGCATAGGTGGACTTGAACACTCCGCTGGAGGTGATTCCCTTGGCGGTGGTGGTTCCGTTGAGGGCGACAGAGCCGCTGAATGTGGTGGCGCCTGTCACGGTGCCTCCAGTGAGAGGAAGGTATTTTGCGGCAAGGGTGTCGACTTCGGTCTTGGTGTAGGCATCGGTGATTCCGTAACCGGATATGGTGGTGGCCGTGTGCGTGGTGGCTATGGTGAGATTTCCACTGCCGTCGAATGTGCCACTACCCGTTACTGCTCCAGAGAGGGCGATGGTTCTCGCCGTTGCTAATTTGGTGGCGGTGGATGCGTTGCCGCTTAGCGCACCGCTGAATGTGGTGGCGGTGACCGTACCGCTTGGATAGATGCGGAGGTTGTTGGATGCGCTGTATGTGCCCGTGCCGAGGAAGATATAGTTGAGAGTTTCGTTTCCTCCATAGATACCGAGGCGATATACTTCGGTGGACTTGTCGGCGGCATACATGACGAGTTGGTGCATGGCCCAGCCGCCTCCACTGGATGAGATTCGACTTGAATAGAACTTGGGATACTTCTCGCTATTGAAGAAGGATGAGCCATCAAGCAACAGATACTTGGCGGCGATGGTGTCGACCTGCGTCTTGGTGTAGGCGTCGGTGATTCCGTAACCGGATATGGTGGTGGGGACGCTTGTCAAGGCGCTCCATGCCCACGTGGTGGGGAAGTCGGTGATCTGTGATTTTGTGTGAGTGTGGCTGGCGGCGGCTGCGCCTACATTGCTGTATGTGATATTGATGGTCTTGGCTGCACTGTTCGGGGTAAACGTGCCGAGGGTCGTGCCGTTGCCTTGGATGGTCAGGGCATAGATGCTTTGGTGAGCCGTGAGATACTTTTGGGATGTGACCCATGCTTGGGTAGCATAATCGCCCTCGATGGTGGTGAGCCGGCTGTGAAGGTCGTAGCCCAGAAGTGCGCTCAGGACGTAGCCGGCCTTGTCGCTGGTGTAATCCGCCCATTGGTCTAATCGGTTATAACTGATGGCGGCGCTGGAAGAGCCATTTGTGGCGTTGCTTCCGATGCCGCCTGCGGTTATATCGTAGTCGGAGTAGAAATTATATTTGGCGTGAATGTATGTAACGCCGTTCTCCGTCACCTTCTCGAAGAGATCATCGAATACCGATTTGTTGAGCTTCGCATCCAGTGAGGTCTGCAGATTGGTAATCTGCGCTATCGTGTGGCTGTGGCTGGCTGCAGCTGCACCTACATTGCTGTATGTGATATTGATGGTCTTCGCTGCACTGTTCGGGGTATACGTGCCGAGTGCCGTGCCGTTGCCTTGGATGGTCAGGGCATAGATGCTTTGGTGGGTCGTGAGATACTTCTGATTCTGCACCCATGCTTGGGTAGCGTATGCCGAAAGATCCTGGTGTGTGGTCAGATACTTTTGGCTGGTTACCCATGCCGTGGTGGCGTAATCGCCCTCGATGGTGTTGAGCCGGCTGTGAAGGTCGTAGCCCAGGAGTGCGCTCAGGACGTAGCCGGCCTTGTCGGTGGAGTAATCCGCCCATTTGTCCAATCGATTATAGCTGACGGCGGTACTGGAGGAGCCACTTGTGGCGTTGCTCCCGATACCGCCTGCGGTTATATCGTAGTCGGAGTAGAAATTATATTTGGCGTGAATGTATGTAACGCCGTTCTCCGTCACCTTCTCGAAGAGATCATCGAATACCGATTTGTTGAGTTTCGCATCCAGTGAGGTCTGCAGATTGGTAATCTGCGCTATCGTATGGCTGTGGCTGGCTGCAGCTGCACCTACATTGCTGTATGTGATATTGATGGTCTTCGCTGCACTGTTCGGTGTAAACGTGCCGAGTGCCGTGCCGTTGCCTTGGATGGTCAGGGCATAGATGCTTTGGTGAGCCGTGAGATACTTCTGATTCTGCACCCATGCTTGGGTAGCGTATGCCGAAAGATCCTGGTGTGTGGTCAGATACTTTTGGCTGGTTACCCATGCCGTGGTGGCGTAATCGCTCTCGATGGTGTTGAGCCGGGTGTGAAGATCGTAGCCCAGGAGTGCGCTTAGGACGTAGCCGGCCTTGTCGGTGGAGTAATCCGCCCATTTGTCCAACCGGTTATAACTGATGGCGGTACTGGAGGAGCCACTTGTGGCGTTACCTCCGATGCCGCCGGCGGTTATATCGTAGTCGGAGTATAGGTTGAATTTGGCGTGAATGTATGTGACGCCGTTCACTGTTTTCTTCTCAAACAGTTCCTCAAACTCGGACTTGTCCAATTTGCCGGAGATTTTATTGATCATTTCAATCTGCTCTGCCGACAAGTGCTTGGTATTATCCTCGATGTGCTGCTTGTATATGGTGAGGTCTTGATGCTCGGTGAGGTATTTCTGGTCCTGTACCCATGACTGGGTGGCATATCCCGTAAGGTCGGGAATATTATGCGGCTCCTGTATGGCCCCGATGATGGACACGAGCAAGGAACCCACTCGCTCCGCGGTGTTCGCCCCTGCCTTCCGTTCATCGCGGACCTGCTCCGCCAACTTTTTCAAAGCTTCTGTTATCTCTGACATATATCTGAAATTTATTATATATCAAAAATAAACCCTTTGAATCACCTTAAAAAAGACATCAAATCCGCCTTGTGCGGCCGGGCTTCTCGAGCGCTTCCGTCAGGATACCGACAAATTCTTCGCCGTACATATAGGCCATCTGTTCTTTCAAGACCATGCGGCTGCGGTAGTAGGCCTTGCTGAACCACTGGCGCCGTTGGCGCGGCTCGCCGCTGGTCACCTTGCCCGACTTCTGGCGGTTTTTGTGATTCCTTCCTCGCTTCAGCGGATCGAGAAAATCCAAATTGCCGCCGTTGCCCCTGGTGTATCCGCGGCCCGTGCCGCTATCCTGATACATGCCGTAGAGCAGGAATTTGTGGACGATGACCGAGAAGTCCGTGCCGCTGCCCGTCACCGAACCACTGATGCGGTTGTGGAGGGCGCGGGTATCGAGTACCCGGAGCCGCACGATTTTCTCCTGCCAAATCTTGATCATCACCTCTTCCCATGCCTCGATGTATTTCTTTTTGTCGTCCTCGGACAACCAGGGACGGCCAACCTTGGTTCTAGCCATCCCATTCCTCCTCGTTGAAAATCAACTCCAGCGGTTCCGACACATCGAACATGAAGTAGAGACCCGTGCATCCGTTGAGGAAATACTGCCCCAACTCGCGGCTGAACACGTTCTCTGTATTCATATAAATGAGATTGTTGTCGAAACGCTCTTTGTCCACCAACAGGCGTGAATGAATCTGGCGGTACAACTCCCTGCAGATAGAAAGAGCCTTCTCCCGGTCGCTCATGTTGCCGAACTCGTAGCGATGGAGCAGGAATACCGTAAACGTACGCTTCTTAAAGAAGCCACCGCTACGGCGCTCCGTCACCCCATCGTTTGTATCATCCACCGCAAAGAAACAAGAGTGCGTGCGGAATAGGTCCAACACTTCCTCTAATGAATCGATGCCGCTGCAGGAGCAAGGGTAGAACCCCGTTTTGCGGGCCAATCGGTTGAGCGAACACAAGTTCTTGAAATAGCCGATGGCGTCAAATAATGTAATATCCTCTTTATTTGCCATATTTCTTTGTGAATTCTGCGGCCTCGCGGGCCTTCTCATTAAGTTCTGTGAGCGCTCTCCAGCAATCCATATCGAGTACTTGCTGTTCTTTGGTGATATCCCCACCCGTGAGCGCTCGTATCTGTGCGTTCATCCGGTCCATCATGTTTGATTGCTCCGCATAATCCTCATCCTCGGACGGGGTGCGGAAGAAGTGCGGGAACACTTTGGCGAACTGATTTTTGCAGGCCGCAAACCAAAGGAATACCGAAAGGATTTCCCCCTCGTTACATTCGATTTTACCGGCATGATAGCCTTCCTTATCGCGATAGAGCATGGATGCCATCCGGTTGATGTGGCCGTTCTCCCTCGTCTGCAGGAACCCCTGATACAGATTCTCACACACCAGGTAATCCCGAAAGGGCACCTCGTGCAAATCGGCATCGACCGCGCAAAAATCCCCGATTTCATCGAGGCGGGCTGGCTTGTCGCCGGGCGATAACATCCAATTCAGTTTGGAGATATACCCGAAAATATCCTCTTCTGTGAGCCGGAACAGGATGGTATCCTTGCCTACCCTCGTGCGCATGTGCCATCCCTGCTTGTCACGGCGGATGAACATGATGCCCGTGAACCGCTTGAACGCCATCACCTGGGCCACCGGAGCCGGGAAAAAGCTGAATATTCTCGTCACATAGCGCAGTTGGTCCTGCGTGAGTTCGCTCCACGATGTCGGCAGCGTGAAGTTCAACACCTTCTCTTCAGCCGAAAAAGTAGGTGGAATCGTTACTTTCGTTTTCATACGGTACGAAATGTTTCACTTTATAGGCTTGACTGGATGCATAATCCCCGAATTCATCGAGGTTTTCTTCCAGATAATTGCTGATATTTTGTAACTCTCTCTCCAGCCCACCCCACAGGCTATTCAGGTAAAAACCGATAGCCCGGCGCATGAGCAGGATGATTTTTCTTTCGGCCTCGCTGAGCGTATTGGCCCGGATGTGCATCAGGATCGTTTCGTATTGCTCCGATGAGCAGATATTCATAATCCGAAGTTCCACCTCGTTGATCTTGGCGCGGTACCCCAGCAAATCGGTCATGTGACCATCGATGCCCGCATACTCCCGAAGATGATCCGAGAGGAAGATGACCGAAGGCACCAGCAGCATGGCGCGGAAGGACCCCGCCCAATCCGCATTGCCCAGTAACAGGCGGATCATACGCTCCAGGCTGTCATCGCGCTCGTTCCGGATATTCTCCTGAAGCGCTTGCACGCGGTCACGAGAGGCCGGCGCCACATTCTGGTTGGAAACCACACCGAACCCCGTGGGCGTAAGTACGAGGTCCAGTTGCGGAATTTGGCGATAGAAGGCATCGAGGCAGATATAGCGGGTCATCTCTTTTTCGAGGTCACCGCCCTCTGCCTCGACTATTGCCTTCGGCACCACATCATAAAAAGCTCTTTTTTGCGCTTGGTCGAGCGCATCCTGCATGGCATCGAACACCTGCGTGCTGGCGCACGCTGCCGCCGATACTATGCTCTCAAAACCAACCTTATCAATATTAATCATCTAACTGTACATTCGAGTTTGAACTAATTTTTTTGGCGTCCGTGTGCTGGTCCAACGTGGTGAGCAGGATCATTTCCACATCGGGCACCACTTTGTCCGCCCATCCGTTGTATTCAATCACCACATTATGCGGCGTGGCCATCAGATCATGGAACGAAACCTCAATCGCCTGTTTCAAGGTGAAGAGTTCACGCTTGTCGGAGCCGGAATTGTTATTCGTGGACTTGCCCGGCGTGGCTCCCACCAGGTTCGGGTGGATATTATCGCCGTAACACGTGATGTTAGCGGCTTCCTGAATATCCTCGGACCAATCGCCGCCCTCCTTGCTGGAATCAATCACGTTGATACGCACCATGCGGTTCTCCTTGCCGTTGGGGTCGAGATAGTATCCCGTTATCCAGACTTTGCCGCTGTTCTCAATGCCCGCCACAAAGTTCTTGATATTCGTCTTTTCCTGCTTGATGCGCTCCTTCTGTCTCAAAGGATCCGTGATATGTTCCTCGGCCATCAGGTTTGCCCAGAAGTCCTTGTGGATTTCCACCTGGTATTTCACGGACGCATGGTTGCGCAGCTTCGCCTTCTTGCCCTTTCCGATCAGGCGCTTGATATCGAACCAATCGCCTCGGAAGATAGCCGTGTAGTTCGGAATAGGATAGTACCGATTTCCCGGAGTGGGGAATTTCACCAGAATGGCAAACTTACGCTCTTTGGTGCGCATGTACGTGCTGCCATCCGGTCCCGGTTCGCGTCCCATTAGGATATTCAGTTCGCCCAGCGGGTCGCGTTCATCCAGCAAGCGGATTTGTTCCAGCTCCGTGACGTAATGCTTGCGGAAGTTGCCGTAGAAAACGTGCTTGATTTTGCCCTTGTCCGCCTTCTCGAAGCGGCAATAGCAGGCATCCTTGTGCCGGAGCGAGGTGATTTTAGACCCATCGCGTGAAAGGATGATGACCGAAACGGCGAAAAAGTAATACTTCATGTCGGTAGCCTGCTCCAGGAAAAACGTAGGAATCGCGTTATGCGTTACCCATTTCCGTATTTCCGGCTCTCTTGAAGGCTGTCCCGTGGCAAGATCACGGTATTTAAGCCCCGCTCCGTAGCAGGTGAGCACATTGAAAAGCTTGTTTTGGCTCATCACTTCATCGCTCCCCACCATTTCAAGAATATGATAGGGCAGCAGGTCATCGGCTCCCCAAATCACATATCTCATGTTGGTGCCGGGTACGGGCAGCGTGGAGTCTTCGGTGTCTTCATCGAACACGTCCGCCGAATCCGAAACCGTTTCCATAGCCGCCATGACGGGCGAGCCCTCCACATTGAATATTTCTGTAGGCATGAAAATATTTTCCATCACATATATATTTTGAATCCGTTAATTTCAAACAGGGCCACATCGCGGAAGGTCCGCAGCAGCCCACTCATCGGCAGGCGCACCGTATGCGTGCCCCCTCTCCAGTAACTGCCCACACACCGGGCATCCTTGTAGGTCAAGATATCGCCTGTGCTCATCTTCCACAATCGCAGCGTGCAAGGAATCCCCGATTCCAGCATACGCAAAGCGTCATTCCTATGTATAACCTTCACTTTCATTGAAACGTATAGTCGAAAGTATTATCAAAGATACGCCCTGCCTTCGCCTCGCTCAGGATATTGTGGTTTCGCTGGGCATATCGGTAGCTGAAGGTGTAGACTGGGC